AGATTTGCCAGGAGAGTAGTAACCTCGTTCGTTACCACCACGTCGAAAAGTCTTACCCATTGTGTTGTGTGTTGAAATTAGAATAAACTACTAATAATATGTATCAGTCTACATCCTTGTAAATGGAACGATAATCATCGTCGTCATTAGTTTCAGGAATAGCATAGATTTGAGTGTGCAATTCTTCAAAGACGAACCCCACACCGTGCAGAAAGTCTTGCATCTTGTCAACAACATCGTCAAGATAGTCTGCTTCAAAAGTTTTAGTTGTCTTAGTCTCGTCCTCATCAATAGCGGACAAAACGAATCGGGGCATTGGATTTCCTCCTTGATTACTCACATAGTATAGCACGAAAAAAGGGGGTTCAAGACCCCCTGTGACACTTGTTTCAACTGGCACAGTACCGCATCCGATTAACCATGCCATCAAATATACCTGAAATCATGAAATCAAAGGCAAGAGAGTATCTACAACCGTTAGAAAGATTCTTTGCTACTGAGTGTTTCAAACATGATGGAAATAATAGTAACATTCCATTGCGACACTCGATTGTACCCGTATGTGTGTTGCGTCTGTGTACTTCATCATAAGAAAGTACAGTAAAGAACTTACCAAATGGTCCACCATTATCATGATGAAACTGTATTGCTCCCTGCTCAGATGGATCTACATCGATGTAATAAACGCCACTGATTAACGAGTTGGAGTGATGATGAATTGGTGTGCTATCTCCAGGACTATTCTTATTCAACCATGCTCCATGGCACACCAGTTCATATTGCTTACTGATGCACATCTCATCGTATGCATATACTTCAGCGTGATACATTATCTTACTCTTGATAGTATCAAATCCAGGTGATAGTTGTAGGTCAGTCACACTCACCCATGCATCATCGTCTGCATTTCGATACATTGGAAGGTCATACAGATATTGTCTCTCTTGTGGAGAAATATCAAACTCATCAATGTATATTGGTGTAGGAAATAAATCAATAATCACTGTTCAAAGTCTTATACCAAGTTGCAATAGTGTAACGTTTTCCAGATGTTACTGGTTCAACTCCATGGATAATATATCTTCCTTGAAATAATATCATATCACCTTTTTTAGGTTGGATGAGTTCACCATCAACGTATGTTTGTCCACCTTCAAATTCATCATTCAAATACAGAATAGATGTCCAAGTATGATAATAGAAGTCTTGATGATGGGGTTGATGTATTGGTGCTTCCCATTCTACCAAATGACTATAGTTGATAAATGCTAATTTGTCATGCTCTTTTACAGCACTCGTATGCTTAGACATAATAAACCTAAGATAGTCTGCTGATGTTTGAGGTTCATCAACAAATGTCGATTCTGCTACCTTTTGAATATTCAAAGTCTTTCTGTTTGCAAACTGAGAACCATAAAGGGGGAAGTATGTTTTATGATATGAAATACACCAATCACAGAAGTCTGGAGGTAAAAAGTTCTCATAATAAAATACTTCTTTATTGGACATCAGTTATCACCACGTTGAAAGACATTGTTTTTCTAATTATATCAGATTGATGAGGAGTTACACCATGCATCATATGTGATGGGAACAATATTACATCACCTGCTTGTATTTTTGGATAGTATATGTTGGACTCCTTTATTCTAGTAATTATCTTCACCCAAGGTTTAGTAAACTGAGTGTGATTTGCATCAAAGAAATAAAACTTAGAGAAATCTGGTTCATCATTCAAGAAGATAACTGCTGCAATATCACAGTCATCATGCCAATGAACCTCTTGAAAACTACCCCGTTCATACATGTTAATCCAGGGATGTAGAATCTTAGCAGAGAATGTAACGCCAAGTTCTTCAGACAACATGCGTAGTGGATTGACCAAAATATCCTGATAGTCATTGATATTTAAGGCAGTCCTATTTACCTTGCAGAGATTACCCCAGGTAAAGTTCTTGTCTACTACATTGTCCTTTGGAATACGATCTAAAAGTTTATCAAACTCTGGCATCCTATAGTGAAAGTAAAAACCAGTATTAGAAATAACTTCTTTCATAACGAAAATCTAGATTCAATGTGTGTCTCTTATCAGCAGTTTGCGGATAAGTACCATGCCAAGTTTTTGCGGGAAATATTAAAATGTCTCCATCTTCAGGACCAAATAAGTTTAACTTATTTTCGTACCAATATACAAACGTCCCATGTTTTTGAGGTACTGGTTCAGGTTCTACATCCAGGTAAATTACTGTGCAGATGTCATCATTATCATTATGTCTGTGCATTGTATGATAAGCACCCTTTTCACCATAAACAGTCCAAGCAGATGCTAAGTGCAATTTAGTTCTATCTAAAATAAGAGAATCTGTAATAATATCCTTCACGGTTTCAATAACAGTATCAATCATTGGAGTTATTACAGGTTCCATTAAATGATGCTGCAATCCCCCAACAGTTGAAATGTCGAGCACTGTAGGGTCTAACGGTGGAAGTTTAGACTTTCCTACAGCAGCATCGACATCTAACTTAAATTGATTTGTTAGTTCAGGACTCAGTTTATAATGATAAAAATAATCTTGATGCATAATAATTAAGGTGCGTATTCTGTTGCTGTAATGACTATATTAGCACGCCATCCCCAGTTGGTGTTATCACCACTAGAATATCCGAAACGAATATTATTAACACCAGACGTTTCTTGCTTACACTCGAATCCGTAATAAACTTCACTGGTAGTGTTAGGAACGTCAATAACCCTCCATTGTCTAACACTCATGTCATTAGTATCATAACCATTACCAGGGCGATGACCACCACCAGCAACTCGCCATCTGCTGCCACTACTAGGACCACAAGAGGTAATATTTGTTCTGCTACCATCTCTAGTGGCACCAAGAATGAAGATTGTGTTGTTACCGCACTGCTCGTTTAGAGGAATCATGTAGTCAACTACGATAATACTATCAGCAGCAGTTGGAGTAATATATACTCGATAATCACTGTTAACCTCAATCATACTGGTTGAGTTGTGAGTATCAGTTGCAGTAGAAATCTTATACTTAAATTGTCTGATTACTCCACCACCACCGCCACTACCAGCGATTGCTGCCCAAGCAGAACCATCATTAACTTTAATTGCTCCATCATCGGTATCATATACCATTTTACCTTGAGCGTTTGCAGGTAAGTTTGCAGTAGTGAACAATGGTAACTGTACACCAGATGAAGCATCTAAAGTGGCACAACTAACTGTATTAGTTGCAGTCACTGCTCCTACATTTAACTGTCCCATCTTTAGTCCTTATTCGGTAACTTTTTACTATTTAGTTCCAGGTTCAACTCCACTGAGTCCACCTTCACCACCTTTTTCGTTAGAACCGCCGTGCATAGTGTTTTCATCATATGGATGAATACCAACAGTTATATTTTCTGTTTCTTGTGCTGGGTCAAAGGATTGTGTCTTTTGTTCTGGAAGAAGAATGTAATCAATACTTTCTTCAAACTCTTTAATTTTGGCAATAGTTGCCTGAATCTCTTCTAGAGTTGGCATTGGTCTGGGGTCATTCCACTCAAATAAACCATGTGATAATGACCATTTAGCGCCAGGTCTTAACAAGTTCACCGCAGCATCAAATGCAACAAATTCATACCTGTGTTTCATTGTTCTTCAATCTCCCATCGTTGTTCTGTTTCATTCCAATCCCAGTGAGTGTTACCTTCAGTTTCTGGTTTTGGTACTGGAGGTTGCCAGTCATAGTTTTCATCTAATGTCCAACTTGCGTATGGTTGGGGGTTAATGAAAACATCCCCTTCTGCATGATATCTATCTCCAATACAGGCAAATCTTCCTCTGATATTATGATTATATGAGGTTTTTTTCCACCTAGTATTTTCACCATGAAGTTTCTTCAAATGCAATTCTGCACGATACTCATCTACTTCACAGTATGCGTCCATTTCATAAATGTCATCAATTTTACTAACACGAAGGACGTAATTATCATCGTCTAATTGTGCATAGTGTGCCATGTTTATCCAGAAAACCTAAGACTTATGTACTTATTTATTGATTTAAGTGACACAGGAATCGAAAGCGTGATGTACCAAATAACCGTCCCTCCTAACAAAGTGCATAAAGATTTGATGATAATAAGTATTATGATCTCCCTTCAATGGTTCTCTCCAGTGTGGTAAATCCATGCCCCGATAGAGTACAGCGTCACCTGGTTTTGTTACCATTTCATGAACCTCACCATTTTCCAGTTCAAAGTATATTGGCCAATCATAATCAGCGTTTGTACTGATATGCATAGAGACGCTAATCTCACATGATTCTCTATCAGTATGCCGAGACAAATCCTGACCCTTAAAGTAAAACCTATCGTAGTAATACGTTGGATACAACTTTTCGTGTATCACCTTCTCTACAACATCCTTCACATGATAGTAAATATCCCTAAACTTAGGATGATTATACCGAGCGAGACTACCTACAACTTGTAGTTCTTCGCTGTAAGATGTCATCTTACCAGTGTGTCTATCATACCCAAACTTACCTCTTTCCATTGGTGGAAATTCAAGAACACCACCAAACTGAAATAAATTTTTTAACTGAACTAAACTCCATTCACCTTTAGTAATCTTCATCACTTCCACCTCGGACCAATAATCCAACCAACAAGACTTCTTCGAGTTCCAGAATGTATTTTTCTAACTCGATGTCTTGTTCTACTATCAAAAACAATTATAGTTCCCCTCATTTTAGGGGCAATATACATATGCCCAGACTCGTTTAGTAACTGGAACTCTCCACCTTCATATTCGGATGGGTCTGAAAGTTGAAGGACTACCGATAACTTTCTACATTTTTCTTGCTCTAGTGCTTCGATACCAGCATCTTGATGCCAATTATAGTATTGACCAGGTTCATAGATAGTATATTGCATGTCACCACCGTCAAATCCTTCAATATCATATTGAAAGTTTGCTCTGTTTGCCATCAAAACATATGACATACACAGTCCAGCAATCCAGTGATTCTCTTTGAACCAAGATGTTTTACTGTCTCGAATCTTTAGATTCACACCAGCGCGAACTACAGCAGTCGATGCAGCATTTTCAAACGTCTCTGCTTCTCTTGCAATGATGTCAACAATCTCTGTTGGGATGTTGGTTTCAAACCACGTTGTTTGATATGTCATGCTATAAAGTCGTGCTATAATTATGTAGTTGATATGGAAGATGTCTTGAGAAATCTAGGTATTAGTAGAGTTCACAATTCTGCAGTTACTTTACTACAAAACGGTCAAATTGTCTACCATTTGGAAAACGAGAGGTTATCTGGTAGAAAGTATGATGCATTTCCATTTCAATGTCTAACACAGTTAGATACTAAGGATTTGGATAATATTTGTATTGCTGGGGTTGGTAAAACAACTCCAGTGGATTGTTTTGTTGATGATGATGCATACAGTCTATATGTAAAGACGAAAGAAAACAAGTATGACACGAAAGTACATGACCTTTCGTTATCTCATCATGAACTACATGCAGCACATGCCTTTTACAATTCTGGATTTGATGAGGCAATCTGCATTGTAAAAGATGGCATGGGTTCTGATGTTCCATTGAACGGTGATATGTTTCAACCAGGAACATATGGAAGAGAATTAACTACAACATTTACAGCATCATATCCTGCTAAGTTTGATGTTGTGGACAAACACGTTGCTGTACCCTTTGAGGCAAATCACAGGTTTGGTGATGTACTTATTTCCAACAATCTTGGTGAGGGTATGGCATTTCAAAAGACATCTATGGCATTTGGTTTTCATGAACTAGATGCAGGAAAAGTAATGGGAATATCATCTTATGGAGAAGAACTGCCAATCTCAATCTATCGAGATGGATTGATTGACAATGGATTGTTCTACATTGGTCGTGACTTACATGATACTGGCGTTAATTATATTTTTGAAGATTTCCAAACTAAAGCAGATTTTGCCTTCACTTTGCAGAAACAAACTCAGGAGTATGTTGGGCAGTACATTATCAGTATGATTGAAAAAACTGGATGCAAAAATGTATGTTTATCTGGAGGATTCTTCCTTAATTGTGTAGCAAACTACTATTATCTGAGCATTCTTCCTGAAGATGTAAATCTGTATATTGAACCAGTATCGAGTGATGCTGGCACATCAATTGGTGCAGCAAAATATATTTGGCACAAAAAGACTGGAGATACAACTAAGAGACCACTGACAAGTTTATATCTTGGACCAGAACGATATGTCTGTCCAAAGGGTAAGTATGTAACTGACGAAGATGTTGCTGACCTGTTAATTGACGGTAAGATTGTTGCTATCTACCAGGGAAGGTCAGAGGCAGGACCAAGGGCACTTGGCAATCGTTCTATTCTCTTTGACCCTAGAAATGCACAGGCAAAAGATATTATTAATCGTATCAAAAAGAGAGAATCATTCAGACCTTTTGCAGGCACTGTATTAGCAGAACATGCAGATGAATACTTTGATATGCGAGGACTAAAAGAGAGTCCTTTCATGATGTATGCAGTGGAAGTATTGTCAGATGAAATACCTGGCATTACACACGTTGATTATAGTTGTAGGATTCAAACTGTCACTAAAGAACAGAATCCCCACTATTACAATTTAATCAAATGTTTCCATGAAAAAACAGGAGTTCCTATTTTGTTCAATACATCCTTCAACCTTGCGGGCGAATGTATTGTAGAAACTCCTGAAGATGCTATCAGAACATTAGAAAATTCTGATATTGATTATGTGTATTTTGCTGAGTTTAAGGTGTTAAGTAACGGATAATAACAACACCCGATCCGCCAGCACCAGATGCACCAGAGGGCCAGGGGTTTCCTGCCCCACCTCCACCTCCACCGCCGAGGTTGGTGGCGCCGTTTTCTCCTCTACCGTTACCACCACGGTTTGGTGCTTCACCACCATGTCCGCCACCACCAGAACCGCCGTTGCCACCTCTACAAGAACCAGGGTGACCACCGCCGCCACCGCCGCCGCCAGCGTAGGTTACAGAAGAACCAGAGAGGGAACTAGCGCGACCATTACCCCCAGGCGCTTGACGACCATTACCACCAGTCGCTCCACCCCCAGACGCTCCACCACCACCAGAACCTGAATAACATGCCTGATTGGGGTTAGGACCACCAGAATTTCCATGTCCGTTAGAACCAGAAAGACCAGGTGCTCCAGGTTGAGTAGCGGATCCACCAGAACCAGGGCTGCCGCCACCACCTCCAGCACCACCACCAGAACCTCCAGGACCACCAGGACGGTTACCAGGACCAGACGCACCGTATCCGCCGCCGTATGCTACCAAACCATCAAATGTAGAGGGTGAACCATTTCCTCCAGGTTGTTGACTGCCTGGCGATGCTGCTGCTCTTCCTCCACCACCAACACTAATGGGATAAGTACCATCTTGTAAGGTTCTTCCTGTTACTTGAACCCATCCGCCTGCTCCACCACCAGAACCTCCATCAGTTCCACCAGAATCGGGACCAGCATTTCTACTACCACCGCCAGCACCACCGCCGACTAGGAGAACATCAACATCTACAGGACCACCAGAAACAGTCATACTACCATCACCAGTGAATCTGAGAATATTATATCCGCCAGAACTTGATGGAGTAACAGAACCAGTAGTAGTAACTTCTAATGGAATACCACCAGCATCTGCCCAAGCAGAACCTATCCAAATTTGAATAACTTCTTCTTGAGTATTGTAGATAACCTGACCAAGACCTACTCCAGTTAAAGCATCTCTCTGTGCAGTTGTATAGTTTGGAAGAACAAATCTACTGCTAATAGTTGCATCATCAATTGTAGTATCACCAGTAAGATTAGCATTACCATCATATGTCAAGTTACCAGCACTATCAAAGGTTACTTCAGGACCAGACGCGCCGACCTGCAAACCTTTAATTTTATCAACTTTAATTTCAGACATTTTCTACTAATGACCTTTTGATTATTTATAGTTATTTGACCCAGAGGAATCCGTTAGATGCACCTAAAGTGTCTTCACGGAAACCGCAGTTGCCACCAGACTCAGGATGTCTACCCCAAGCAAAATATGTACCACCAGAAGTATGGTGGTCACCAAAACCTCTAGTACCAGTGTTAGGGTTTCTATCATCTAAAGTTCCTTCATAAGTTAATGAAACTCTAGTTCTAGCGTTTTGATTACTAGCACTAGCAAGTAAGTCAACGGTTGCACTGCTGTCAATAAATACATTCTTATTAAATCCAGTTGCTTCCATCCAATAACGTGTAGGACCTGTATATGTTGAACCTTGAACAAGTGCATTGATCCAAGTATCTGCAAACTTTTCAGTGCTAGTAGCACTTATATTAGGTCCATTACTGCCAGTAATACGAACAGCACTATTCGTCATATGGTCTTGGCAAGTTGCTGTTCTAACACTAGCACATAAAACCCAACCTCCACCATTTCTATCATTATCTACATATACATTATATGCAGTTTCACCTGCTGGTTGAATCCAATAGTTCCCAGTAGGTAATCCTGCATCATTGATTGCATTGCCATCTGTTGCTGGATTTGCTTGAGTCCCAAGGTTAGTTGCTCCAGCAGGAACACGAAATACATTAAACCAAGCAGTTCCATCATACACTTCCACATATCGAGTTTCAGTGTTAGTCCTTATCATTCCTGCTTGAGGGGATGCTGGTCTTTGAGCAGTTGTCCCTTGAGGAAAAGTAAAGGCACTCATTCTGTTCCTAGTTAAAGAACCAGATACGACAATATTTTCGCCACTCTCCATAATAATATGTCGATTGGTTGCTACCGAACCTTCTATTTCTCCAACTCTAATAATACTCATTTTTTCTGAGAGTTTCTTTTATTTATTTCACCCAAAGATAACCATCAGATGCACCTAAAGAGTCTTCTCTAAATCCGCAGTTACCACCCGACTCGGGATGCCTACCCCAAGCAAAATATGTACCACCAGAAGTATGGTGGTCACCAAAACCTCTAGTACCAGTATTGGGGTTTCTATCAGAGATACCACCCTGATAACTTAATGTAACTCTAGTTCTCTCGTTTTGGTCGCTAGCACTATCGTTTAGGTTGACAGATGCATTACTGTCAACAAACATATCTTTGTTAAAATCAATTGCCTCTAACCAATAACGTGTAGAACCTGTATATGTCGAAGCATTTACAAGTGCTTGAATCCAAGTATCTTCCATTTTATAAGTAGCATCCTGTGATAGTCTCGGTCCAATGCTGTTAGCAACACGAACAGAACTTCTTGTCATATGGTCTTGACAACTTGATGTTCTAACTGTAGCACAAAGAATCCAACCTCCACCATTTCTATCATTATCTACAAACATCCGATACATTGATGCTCCTGGTGGATGAATATACCAGAGACCCGTTGGCAATCCTGCATTTTGAATTTCCTGACCGTTTTGTGCTGGGTTGCTAGCACTACCAACACCCTCATATACTCCACTTGCATCGGTAATCTGTGCCCAATCAGAACCATCCCAATATTCTAAAAGTGCATCAGTTGTATTGAATCGCATATAACCTACTGCGGGAGAACCAGGTCTTTGTGCTGTTGTTCCCGTTGGTAATTGATACGCTCCAGTATTACTATGTTGATGAATATCTCCTTGAACAGACAAACCATGTCCAACAGGAACAGTTATTTGTCCCAATGTAGTTGGAAGTCCACCCAAGTGTGATACGATTAACTTACTCATCTCAGTAGATAGTTTTTTCTATTTATTTGACCCAGAGGAATCCGTTAGATGCACCTAAAGAGTCTTCTCTAAATCCGCAGTTACCACCACTTTCAGGATGCCTTCCCCAAGCAAAATAAGTGCCACTTGAAGTGTGATGGTCTCCAAATCCTCTAGTACCAGTATTAGGACCTCGATCGGATAAACTACCTTCATAACTATTTGATATTCTGGTCCTAGCATTTTGGTCCTGGGCACTATCGTTTAGGTTGACAGATGCCCCCGAATCAATAAATACGCTCTTATTAAATCCAGTTGCTTCCATCCAATATCTAGTAGACCCAACATAACCAGAGCTAGCAACAAGACGGTTAATCCAAGTGTCTGCCATTTTAGTTGTACTGGTATCGCCAGTTCTAGGTCCAGTAGTTCCACTAATACGAACAGCATTTCTTGTCATATGGTCTTGACAGGTTGATGTTCTAACTGTAGCGCATAAAACCCAACCTCCACCATTTCTAGTATTGTCCACATACATTTCGTATGCTGTTGCTTCACCTTCAGGTTGAATCCAATAGTTTCCACTACCTAATCCAGCAGCATAAATTTGAGTACCATTTAATGCTGGATTTTCTTGACTGCCTATTTGTGCAACATTACCACCTGTTCCAATGCTTGAACCAAAACTACCGTCACTATAAATTCTTGGTTCATTCAAAGTTGTATCATAAAAAAGTTGATAGTCAACAATTCTATCGGCATTATGCATTGCATCCCACTCTGCTGTTGTGCCATATGGCAATAAAAGATGACTAGTTGCTGTAGATGGGTGTGAAATATGACTCCCTTCTCTAAAATCCAAAACAGTATTGGATGGGATAGTTACGTTATAACTATTTGCTACTAATCCTTGAATTTGAGCAACATTCAGTTTCATTTAGACAACACTCCATGCGCCACCCGATTCAACAGTAACAGTATAACCATTTGCAATAGTGATGGGACCAGCACTCATACCGTTTGCAAACTCTGAACCAGCAGTAGGTCCAACAGTAAGATTCTCGGAAATAGTTGTAGGATTTGTTCTAATAATGCTATCAGCACCAATAGAAGGACCACCACCAGAAATAGAACCCCAACCAGGATTTCCAGTTCCGTCATCTGCCTTGTAAATTTCAGCGTTATCGTTATCGCTGTTGAATCTAATTGTACCTACAGAGGGACTGCTAGGACGTTGTGCAGTTGTTCCTGTTGGTATTCTCAACACACTTTCACCATCTAAGAATGAAAGTGTGTCAACAATTGCTTGTGTGGCAGTGTTAATCTGATTACCACTAATTTTTGTGAGTGCCATATTACTACTGTGTCCTCCTTAGTATTTAGATAGGCAGTTCTAAAATATGAATGGTATCACTAGATAATGGAGCATCACCACCATTAAACACAATATTTGCACCGTTAACATCGACAGTGTAATTAGTTCCAGGAATCTGTGCTACACCATTCAAGAATACAAGGACGGAATCATCAACGTGCTGAATACCACCCGCATATGTTGTGATTGCAAATGTCAGAGTATTTCCATCACCAGTATATGTCCTAGTGATATAAGAAGATGCACTGATTCCACCACGACCAGTAACAACTAAGTCTCCATCAACTCTTACAGAACCATCTACGTTAACCCTGTAAGAATTATTAGGAGCAGTGCCAATACCGATAATTGTGCTGTTGTTGTAAGAACTAATATTGATGTCACCAGTATCCGTGAGACCAAACTCTTTCCACGCTCCATTGTAATATATCCAACCAAGCGACTTGCCAGGTGTCCAGTTGATATTGTAAACAAGATCACCATCAGCGGGCGTAGTGTATCCCGTGATATTAGCAAAAGAGGGTTGTCCGTTTGCATCTTCAGGTGCCAGTAAGGTTTGCTTAATTACCGTGCCATCCTGATTGTAATAGGAAATTTTCCTTGCTTGCAGGTTGTTAGTGAAGGTAGTGAGTCCTTGGAAGGTAACAGGACCAGCGAAGATAGATTCTAACTGGTTAGATGCACCACCGATAACCGTGAGTTTGTCGGTAAGAACCAACTCAGAGAATGTCTCAATCGTTGTATTCTCTTCACCAACAACATTCAGTTGTGCAATATCTTCGTTTGTAATTTGACCAGTAACAGGGTTAATAACCTGGTTACCAATAAACAGGTCGCCGTTAGAGTTAAGACCAGAGTAGAAGGCAACACCCGCTTCTTCTTTAATAGACTGAGAGAACTTAATCTGGTCAGCAGATAAGGTCTCTACCTGTGTCTGAGGGAACGCTGTTGAATAGTTACCAGGACCAAAACCAAGGTATTCAAACGTATGGTTACCAGAACGAAGAATAGAGTGTCTACGTAATTCAACCGCAATGGGTGCAACAGTGCCATCATTGTTTTCGCGGATGTTAATCTTACGAGTTTCTTCATCACCAGAACGTGCAGTTAACTCAACACTAGAAAGGCGATTATTAACAGAGTCATAGTTAGGTGTTGTACCTGGTTGTGTCCAACCAGTATCACTCAAAAGGAATTGTGCTGCTTCCTTAGTAATAGAAAGTTGAGGGTCTTTATTGGGTGTAGGAGTTGCACCATCGGTAGCATATACTAGACCGATAGTTTCGTTGTCAGCGACGGATACAGCAGCATCAGGGTCAGCAAGAGGGTTGTCTCTGTCAAACGTAGGATAGACTTCGTTGACGTTTTGACTGAACTTCCTGTTGTTGAAGTTAGAAGTCGAAGGTGCAATAGATGCACAAAGGAGGGTAAGGTAGTAAATTCCATCTGTAACGCCTCTCTCAAATTCTTGAACAGTTTCGATGTCGTAGATGTAAAAAGTCTTCGACAAGTTGTAACTAGTAGTGTCACTATTCAGAGGTTGCATTACATAACCGCTGATAGGATCACGAGGCAGAGGATTAGTCTTATCTTTATCAATTACATAGCGGACACGATAAGTTCTGTCTGCTAAGTCACGACTATCAGGAATCCTCTTAAGGAAAGTTGTAGGAGTAAAGTTAACCGTATTGTATTGTGTATTTGTAGAAAGTGTTGTATAAATTTCATTGTTAGTGGAACTAACATTCAGATACCAACCGCCGACTTGGTTTGCAACACCACCAATAGTGTATGTGTTACTATCATATTGAATAGGAGAACCATTTACACCAGCAGACAAACCAGAAACACTAGGACCATAAGGAGAAATAGATGCAGACTGAACTGTTGCTTCAGTAGCACCATTTGCTACCAGAAGACAGTTAATTTTATCTGCTACAGCATTAACACCTGTACCGTCTTGACGTGCTCCAACTGTGTAACCCTGAACTCTAGTTGTTGGTGGAGATGCTTCGGTTACATATCCATAAAGGTACAATCTTGTTCCAGGAGTGCCACCTTGTCCAGCAAGTGCAGCGTTGACAACTTTAGTTCTTTGGATGTCAATATTCACCCAGTTAACAGAAGTCTCTTCACCAAAAATAACATTGCCATTAACAGTTGATGTGTTTGTTGCAGTTAATGTAATGACTCTAGTATTGGTGTTGATAGAACCAACTGTAGCACCAGTTCCAATGCCAGTACCAGTAACAGTCATTCCTTGGATAATACCATTTACAGAACCATCATTTGCAAGTGTGATAGTAGATGTAGAATTGGTGCCCGTCGCAGTTGTCGAAATGACGTTAAGTGCTTTAGGTGGAATAATGTGTGTAATTTCGCCTGCTTTATCCTTCGAGAATGCCTTTGCCTTAAATCCAGCGGAGCGAAGTGCAGTATTACCGAAGTTGGAGTTAGAGTTAGTAATCGACATGTCACCACCACTCTCAGCGGTGAAGTGTGTGCCGTAACCAACAGCGAACACCGAAACTGCCTGAATGAAAGCATCATTGGAACACTTAATGTGCTCGTGTGCCCAACCTTTACGATACTCAGCAAAACCGTCTAAGTGAGCACCATCACCAGCAGTTGCTACATCATAGCTACCAGTAGAAGCATTATATCTTACAAACGCTCTATCGTCTTTCTGCAGAGACAGACCAGTAAACTGTGCAACAACCATCGATTTGAAACCTGTTGCTTTACTGCCATCTGCGTGCATACCATTCATGCCCCAGACACTTCTCAGGGACAAGTTAAACGCATAAGGAGACGCAGAGTCAACAGTATCAATCTCAGTCTTTACACTGATGTTGGACCCAACGGCATTTCCTGTTGGTTCTCCTTGCATTTGGTAAGTAAAAACGTTACCAGATGCGGACGTGACTGTGAAAGATCCGTTATAAAGTCCTGCATCAACTTCGGACTGCGGTCCAGTTGATCCAGTAACACCTGAAATGTTAATGTTAACGCCAACGGAAAATCCGTGCTCCCTGGGGTTATCAAACTCATCAACAGTAACTGCCGTTGCTGTCTGACCATTTCTTGTAATCTGAAGGATTCTATATTCATCAGAAATAGGACCAACGATTCTGTTTTCTTCTACCCTTGCTTGAATCTGGTCAGTTGCTGGGTCACCAGATGTATCAGGAATTGTAGCAAATGCCTTAGAAATCTTTTGATAGTAAATCTCAAGGTCCGTTCTTTCCAGGATGTTAGGAACAGCAGAGTAATCTGCATTAGGAACAGTTCCACCTGTAATCAAAGTAGACAGACTATTCAAACCATCTGCAAACTCAAAACAAGTTAATCTATGGTGAGAATATTTGGGTGCAAGGGTTTCAACACTATCGGGTTTGAAATATACACCCTCTTCAGCGCCATCAAAGAAAGAGAATTGCCAAAAGTAAGTACCACCAGTTACCTTAAAGATAGCACTACGAGGGGGTACTTGGTCCTCTGTATTAATACCTTTAGCAGCGTATGTTGTAGGATAAGGAACATACTTAGGAATAATTTTTGTACGACGAAGGTCAGTACCAACGAGAGAACAACCTCTGGGTACGATTACACCACCTTCAATCGAATTGTACTTATACAGTACATTATTGGGGGAAGTAATGTCTAAGTTAGAGTTCTCATCAATAGGAGCAACGTTTGTATAGAGGACATCTCCAGGACGATTGTCAATGACATATTCTGCTGGATACAGCATAATCGAGAAGGCATCGAATTCGTCGTTCGACAGACCTACTCGATACGAAAATCTAGCAACTTCAAGAAATGCACGCTGAATAGTCTTGAACGGACGCAATGCTGAGTTACCCCTATTATCAATAGCATCAGATGCATCGAAGTCGTCAGGGTTGACGTAGATAATACGTCCCGTTCTGGACGTAATAATATTCTTAAGTCTAGTAAGGGACATTTCCTACGCTGCTTTTTAAGTTATTTATGAGAGTGAATTAGACAGGAGCATTAGTTCCCTCATACATTGTACGAGTTGGGAAACCAGTAGAAATATCTTCAAATCCAATTAGAGTGAAGACATTATTAGCAGTTGCACTATTGACGATTAATCTTTGTCCTGGTCCAATAACAAGAGAAGTAATTCTATCAACGTTGTTGTTTGTGTTAGACTTGCCTTCTGTAAGATAGTGCTGTGCTTCAACCGCGTCAGTTGCAACCTGAACGCTACTTACTGTAACAGTGGACCTATCTGCGGTTGTGAGAAGTGGACAATCTTGGAAAGTGTTTGTTCCAGCAAAATCTGCTGAATTGATACCTTTAACAATCTCCAGGGCAGTTCCAGAATAAGAACGAACGATACCGTAAGGACCAGCAGTTTGTGCTGTAACTGTATATGTAACAGAGTTTAATGTGAAACCATCAGTAGAATTTACCCAAGTTCCCTCAACGTCATAAACATAGAAAGAAGTAAATGTTGGGGAAGAAGTTGTATCAATGTAATCACCACTACTACCATAAGTATTATTGGTTGCAGTACCTAGGTCTCCATTGTACCAATACAAGATTGCTGGTGTTGCATCGGATTGTGAGAAATCATATTCAACATATGCATTGGCACTTCCTGCAGTACCACTAACTGTTTTATTAGTTGTAAACTCAGTATTAGCGTCACCTGCATCAGATGGATCTGAAGGTGCCAATCCATCAGAACCCCATTCACCATTAAATCCAGAAGAAAGTTGGAATAAATGACCTGTCATGGAAGAATCTGATACATCAAAGCGATATAAACGCTCATTAAACAGATTTAGATAATTACCAGCAGAGGTGAGGTGAAGGTCATAGGTTCCACTAATAGTTGTAGTAGAGAAAACGAATTTGTTTTCGGCAGTTCCTACACCACCAGTAGAAACAGTGCCAGTTGCTCCACCAGATAATGTAGCAGCGTCACCATCGGTAAATTCTGTTCCGCTACCGTTGATTGTAGATGGACCGATATAAAGTACTGTACCGTTTACTCCATAAATTGTTGCTGTACTATCATTGGGAGAAACTCCCTTAGAAACTGTTTCTCCAACTGCAAGAGTGCCAGTTACGCTCTCAAGCGTAAGAGTTCTGATAGCAACACTCTTAACAAAAACGTCTGTTTGTGCTGGTTTAATGTGAGACTCAAAACGGAAAGACTTTTCTCCATCAGTACTAGTAACTTTCAATCCACCACTAAGACCAGAATTAGCGGGTTCAAATGGAGTATTTACAGTGACTTGATACCCAGTAACAATATCTCCAGGATGCAACAGATATGTCGATGCATTTAATACAAGTTTTTGATCATAATCTTTGATTGCAACGTCATACGCTGAACCAGTTCCGTCGTTAGCAATCGTTAAGACGGCACTGACAGATTCATCTATTTTAGCACTATACAATACAGTATCTGTTGCTGCAGATGGTTTTAATTGTGCAAGAATACCTTGGTTTGCCATGGTTAATTAGAATCCAGCGTAGAAGAATTGTTGTTGTCTTGTTCGACCAGTTAGGTTAGCAGCACTAATACCTGCACCAAAACTAACATCATCGAAAGTAACGTTTTCCGTAGAAAGCAGAGTTGCGTCTGCGTCGGGGAATCGAATAGTGCGTGCTTCTGTGATGTTATCTACTTGAATGTTAATAACACCTTGGGAAGTAGTATCTGCAGAACGGAGTGTTGGGTTAACTAATGTTTTGCCACTCAGAGTTTGAGTTGCTCTTTCAGTCACTAAAGTATGATTACCAACATTATTTAGAATATTTGTTGGTGGGAACTGGAATGTTTGAGTTGTTAACGTGTTTGAATTTGCAACACTAAATACTGCCTTTTTAGTATTATCAGTTGGGTCTTGTAGAATCAAAGACTCAATAGATTTATTTTGAAGAGTTTGTGTTGCATCAGTACCAACCAGTTCAATATTTTGGTCGGGAACAGTAATTGTTCTGTTTGCTGTTAAAGAACTAGTGTTAATTTGTGCCCATTCTGTTGCATCTTCAGCGTCAGCAGCAAACTTAACATCAACAAATGTTTTATTCAGAGAAGTTTGTTCTGCTTTAGTATCAAGTAGTGTAGAAGCGGTAGCAGTAGGTTCTGCTGTTGTAGTTACTGTTCCACCATCAGGCAGGAAATACGAACGTCTTGTATCAGAGGTTTGCACCCAGTTAATTTGGAAGATTGCTTCTTCTGTACCATCAGTAATAACAAAATTATCTTCGTCAATGAGAATTGTTTTATTTCTCAGTGTTTGTTGAGTATCATCACCAACAAGAACTGTACCATTTCCAGCAGTAATAGCAGGTAATGTCATAATTCTGGTATTTGTACCAGTACCAACATTACTTACTTCAAATCGCGCTTTAGGTCCTTGAGCATCTTCAAGAATAAATTGATTGTCAGACATCAAGAACTGTCCTGTAACTTTTACAGAACCAGTGCCTTTTGGTGCAAAAACAATATCCGCATTATCTGCAGAATCATCGACAGCAGTAACATAAAGAGATGCACTTGTTGCTGTATTGACAATTCTAGATAAGTAAAGACCGCCTTCACCAAATGCAATACCAATTTGATTATATGCATTTTGATATAAACCAGAATCTCGGTCTAAGTCAAAGGATAAACCAGGAGCAGTTTTAGTCCCCTGTGCAACTCCACGAAAGAGTTGATTGACTTTTGCTTTTCGGTTAGGAATCAAAGGGTCAGATACGACAATGGGGAGAATTGCTTCTCCCGATATATTCGCATCTGAAATTGTTTCCAGTTGAGAAATTTTTCTGGTTCCCACGAATAATCACACGATTTGCTACAAGTTTATTTATACGGGTACAATTCGTTGTATCTTAGGAATCGTTTTGCATTGGGTTGTACATCAAGAGATGCACATACTGCTAGATATGACTCCCATTCACTCTGCAGTTGCGAGGGAATCTGCACATTCAAGGAGGTCACATTCTCTATGTCCGAGCATGAGGGATTTGAGTTCGACTGCTTTGTCATATTCTTTTTTATGATAGTTGATTACATCATCGACACAAGATAGAATCTCTTCATACGCTCGTCGTGCTGATACTTTATCATCTTGGAGATACTCGTCAATAGAATCTTGGAGACGATTTTTGCGTTGGATTTCATACTCTTTCTCCCAGTCATGTTGAATGTCAGGTCGTCCCTCAATAGGAGGTTTTGCAGTCCAATAGTCAGTAATAGCGTCAGACATTTTTTTCCTCCTTAGCGGTTTTGTAGTACAACTTGTAGTATCTAGTCTTTATCTCATCTATTATAGCATTATCTTCGTCAAATGCCATATACTTTGTTAGTTGGTAACATCCTTCTAACTCAGAGATTAAACGAAGAAGATTGATGGACGTTGGTTTTAGTCCACCATGTTGAAACTCACTCCTTGGGCGCATTGGGTTTAATTGCTCGATTCTCAACTACAGTTTTATGAAGTTGCTTGAGTGCGGCAACAGTTTCGGGAGTTTCTTCCCAATTCCAAGTATTGCCGTTTTTGTCGATAAATTCACGCTTAGTCATGTCATTCAAAAATAGGTTGGGATTTAAAGTAGTTTTGTCTCATGCGTTCAAGAAGTTTAGGGTCATTACCATAATAACCCATATTCATGTAAACACAATCGATATATCGCAAATCTTCACGGTCTGCATCTAGTGTAAAAGAATCACAATAGTACAAAATCTCTTGAGGGACTTGCACTTGTTTGTAATCATGCTCAATATAATACGGGACAGTCATTTCAAATAATATGCTTTGTAGTCACAGTTGTAACGGTCAATGTATTTTTGAGCATGTTGCTCACACTGAAACCAACAGATTTTATTTTCTGTTTTGTCCTCTAGTCTGATAGGAAACGTTTCGGAATGAGGAAACAGTTCAACCTTCCCAGATGCGGTCATCTTTAGTAGGGAATCCTCCTTCTTTGAGCGGCGGGAGCTCCCAGAAGGTTTCTTCGTTTGTTGCTTGGATGTAGTTGGAGTCTTCTTGCTCCGTGATGTCGTC